TATACTTCTAGCGCTCCAAACTGATTTTTCATTATTATCATAAACATATCTGTAACAAAACTGAAATAAAGTATTTCTTACATTATTTACATTTACAGTAGTATCATTTTCGTAAACTACTTTAGGTGGCATTATTGGAGGAGCTTTAGCTACCAATATATATTCTAATTTCCAAGAAGTGCCATAATTATCAGATACATTAATTACTTTTGGTGGATTTAGTCCATCATTAAAAAACAATAAATCTCCTTCGTCATCTCTGTAAAAAATATTTACAGACAACACCTTATAAGAAGGATTAAAATTTAAAATGTCTATACTATCGCTATCTGTTTTGCTTTCTAAAACTTTTACAATAGCTTCTGTACTAGCATTATAATATAAAATACTATTATAACCATTACTATTCCAAAGAAAATAATAAGCTCTATCTCTTACCTTATCTGGATAAAATCCAATTACTTTATTTTCACCCGCAGGCACTGTATACGCTATTTCAGTATTACCTAAGATATTAGCAATAACCAAATCGTTACCGATTCCTTGTGAATCTTTAGTTATATTCAATGCATCAATATAATCTCCATTGGAAATTCTATATTGAGCAACATCTAAATTTAGCTTACCATTAAACGGGTTATTTATAATTGGCATTTATTTCTAAGCTTTTACAGTCATACGCTGTGTGTCTAAATTTTGTTCGTAAGCTTGCATTATATATAATGGCTTAAATTGAGCATTAGCAATTCTTCTTTGATTATAAAATTCTTGCTTCCTATCTCTCTTATCGCCTAAATTACCTTTTCTTGTACTTGGTATAGATGCTATATCTCTCCAAGCTAAAAATGATAATAATGCCTCTCTAAATTGAATAGGTATTCTAAATGGTTCATCTGGATTTCCGCTTGATAAATATTCTATCATCAAATAAGAATAATAAAAATATTGGTTTAAAAGAACCACCCCATTAGCATCGTCTATATTAAATGAGCCTACAAATGGTGAACCACTTGGTAAGCCGTATATATTTTGGAAACCATACCCATCCCAATAATTAAACCATAAAGGCAAATCAGATTGATACCAAGTAGCTATTGTATTGTCTTGAGTTAAAGCAAGTCTATCTGGCTGTTGGTCTGCATAATAAGTCATTTTGTTATTAAACTTCAAAGGAATAATTTCTCCTACTGAGTTTAACACGCCTATCTTAGTATAGCTGATGTAATCATTAGGCAATTCAGCTGTATAGTTTGTTGTGTCAATTGGTATTTTAACTGACCTAATTTTATAAAAAAAATCTAGCCCAAGCTTTTCCATGCCTCTAACTGCTATATTATATAATTTAGCGTATTTGTGTACTGATTGTTCACTTTCATCAATGTAATCATTGATTACTGAATCTATTGTTATATAATTTCTTGTTTGTGACATTTTTAATTATTTGAAACGTAAGCTAATATATCATTGTGACGAATCAAGAAATGCAATTCATCGTTTAATAAAATGGCTTCTCCTGCTCCTTTGATATGAAAAATAATATCGTCTTTTTTTGCTTCCATTTTTATTTTAGCTGTGCCTCTTCCAGTAGAAACTACTTTAGCCTTACAGCTTCTTTCTATGTAGTTTTCAGGTAAAAATAAACCTCCCTCTGTAATACCTTCTGCCATAAATGGCTTTACTAAAACTAAATCTCTAATTGGTTTCATATTATTAGTTATTATTATCTACTCCATCATTACTTGTGTCTATTGGTCTTGACCTTTCAAAGGCTAATTGAGCTTTAATATACTCTACCATAATAGGCACATAATCATCTGGTATAATTAATGTTGAATTTAAATCAGTTGAATCACCACCACTAACCATTCTAACATTAGCTTTATAGGCAGTTAATGGTATTCCTGTACTCATATAAACTTCTTGACCTTGTGACCAATAGACTACTTTATTTTGAATTGGTCTTAATGTATCTTGATAACTTACTTGATTCATACTCAATGGAACAGCACCAAAAGTTGTTGGAGTATTATTATTGCTAAAATTTAATGTAGCTAGACCTTCATTTTTACCCAATGCTACTGGTATTTGTGGTAAGGTAAATTTAAAAGTAGTATTATTTACTGATGTTATTGTCAATCCAGAATAACTTGTATAAAATGAATTGTTTACATAAGCAACACCATCCATTTGAATACTATCTGTATAATTCTTTTTAGCAGCTACCCCAATTGCATCGTTAAGCCATTCATTAACCAAATTAAAAGTAATATTACTATCATCTGATGGCTGCCCATTATAGATTTGTCTTAATATTCTTTCTATAAATGTTTTTCTAGTCATTATTGTCCTTGTTGAGTTACTTGATTAGCATATTGCTGTAGTTGTCCATCTTGCAAGTTTAACCCTATTAATTTTAATGCACGAGCTATTATTTCTAACAAATCTACATCAGCCCAAACAGGCTGAACGCTTGTACCAGAACTATAAACAGGTCTGCCACTAACAGTGGTATAAGCCCAAACTATTGATGGGGCTTCCTTGATATAATTCAAGGTAACAGTACCAATTGTTATTGGATAAAATTGGAATCCAGTACTAGTAATCATATAAATAGGATTAGTCGCTACAGGGTCAATTGTACTATTTAAATAAGAATATAAGCTGTCTTGTTGAGTATATCTAACTCTTTGCACCGTAGAAGTCAATAAACTATCTGCTTGAACATAGTCGCCCGGATAAGCTATAGCACCAGTGCCGGCATTAACTACGAGTGCTGTAGTTGCAAGCAATGGAGTAAGTCTTTGTCTTATATTTTCGTTTTGACTATAATTTATTCTAGCTTGTGGTCTTCCGGGTTGGTATTGTTGAAACTCTCCTAATAAATAATCTTGATATGAAACCTGTGCTTGATTTATAGTCAGATTAAATTCTGATGGAGTTAAATAACCATTTTGCGCTTTGTTAATTGCAAATTGGCATATCTGATACATATCATTAACATTCATTGAAATAAGTTGTACAACAAATATACGAAAAAGATACAAAAAAGCCCCGTAATTTTTAGGCTACAGGGCTTCTTTTATTTAGAGGGGGAAAGATTACATCAATTTCTTTAATTGCTCTAAAAATGCCTTACTTTCATCTTGAGGGTACATTGCAAATTCGACTAAATAATTTTGCGGTTTTTTGTCAGATGGTATCTTACAAATATAACCTCCATTATTTGACCAATAAGCTGAACCTCTTTTTGTAGTAGTGTCAATTTTATTATCAATTAAAGCTTTTTTAACTATAAATGCTATTTCAACTTCTTTAGAACCAGCGCTTTGCATAAACTTATTAGGTTGAGCTTCAGCGTAAAGTTCGTAGTCATTTCTTAATGCATCCATTGATTTAGGCATTCCTAATTCATCCGTAAATGCAATTCCCAAGAAATTAGAGTGCTTACGCATTTCGTCCTCGCTTGCCAATGAAGCGTATTTAATTGCTTCAACTTTAGCGACTCTTTTAGCTCTTTCAAGCTCTGCTGTTCTTTGTGGATTCCATTGAAAGAATGTAATTTTTCTAGTACCTTTTTTGTTAGGATTATCTAGATTAGCGTTACATAGATTTAAAAACTCAAGAGCTTCTACGTCATATTCAGCTACTCTTAATACTCTTCTGTCAAAAATTAAGCTTCTTCTGTTTTGTTCAACGAATGATTTTTCAAGTCCTTTTTGGTCTTCTACCCAAATACTTGGATAACCTCTCAAAAGTCTTATTCTTTCCATTCTACCTTTCTTTTCATTCCAAACATCGTCAATACCTTCCATATGGTATCTACCATTTTTCTTGGTATCTGATAATTTGAAAATCTTGAAAGTTGTTGCTGTATTAGATGAAAAGGATTCCTGCATAGCTTGTGCAGCCTCATCATTTTGTCTTTGTACTTTTACTTCACCTTGTTGTGAATAGTTAGCATCTGCTAAACCTACTGCCTTTAAACGAGCCATAAATGGTTATTTTTTAATGTTTAAAAAAGGTAGGAGCAATCAATAAAGTTGCCCCTACCCGATTATTTTGGTAACAAATTAGTTACCTTGAACGATGATAAATTGGTTTGCTGCACAAACACGAGTGCCTCTGTAGGTAATCATCGCGATTTGATTAGTCATTGTACCATCTGTAGGGTTTGGAGAACCACCACCATATTGCCATACGCGAATACCGTTACCAACAGTACCACCTTGAGGAGGTTGTTGATACATAATAGTGATATTCTTGTAAACTTGAGCGGTTTTCGCATCCTTAGTTTCACCCATTGGATAGATTAATCCGAAATTACGGAAGTAATCTACATTTGGAGTTAAACCAGTAGTAACCTCAGTGTTGAATTGAGCGTACTTCTTTACAGATAATAAATATCCATCGATGAAAATTTCTTGGAAACCATAAGCAACAGAAGCCTCTTTTGACTTCTCGCCTTGTCCATAAACGAAAGCACCAGCTGGGTAAGCAGCGAAGATACCATCAGAGAAATCTTGTCTTTGGAAGATGTCAGTTAACCAAGCAGATTGCTTAGCACAACCATTAACGTCCATGATACGAGTAATCTCATGTAATTTAGCGATATCTAATGTACCCGGAGTGTAACCAACAGTTTCACCGTCAGCAACAACTTTAGGAATGATACCTACTGAACCTTGAGAGTTAGAATCAATTGCGCTGTTATTTTGTAAATTACCACGCATTAATTTTGCTTCTACGTTGTTTTTGAAACGAACAAGAGTCTTATACATACCTTTGTAAGTAAACGCAGTAACGCCATTTTGAGCCATATCTGGAGATACAGGGAACTCATAATATGTTTCAGCCATTTGCGCTAAGTCAGTGTTAGACCAACCATCACGAATTTCTGTCACATAGTTATCATATCTTTCGTCCAATTGGATTAAAGGATTGATAGCTTGAGAAGCTTCACCAGCATCTGCGTCACCACCGAATAATAAAACCTCACCAGCTAATAATGAACCAGAACCAGCTGATTGGAAGCCTTGAGTAGTTTGCTTAGGAGCAACTACAAAAGTAAATGCATTAGGAACAGAATCATCGATACTTACGATAACACCCTCAATGTTTGAAGATGCAACACGCAAAGTTTCATTAACTCTTAATGGAGATTGAGTACCACTGTTGTAGTAAGCTTCTGCTCCTAAAGTTAATGTAATAGAAGCACCAGCTGCAGCAGCAACTGTGCTATTGTTTGTAACACCCGGCATTAATTTACCGCGGTTTTCAAACCAGAAGTAGTTTAAGTTTTTAACTTCTTCCATGCCGCTATGAGCAGCTAACCACCATGTAAAATCTTCATTGCCATACTTTTGAGTATATTGCTTGTAGTACTGTGGAGTTAATAATTGTAGGTCAACCATAAGTTGCCTATTCTGGGTTTGCAACGAGATTGAACCCGGCTGCAAAATATTTGAGGTAGGTATTCCTGCCATGATATTTATTTTTTATTTTTTTGCGCCTCCTCCAAAGGCAAATATCAAGTTACGAACTAAAAGCCCATTCTGCCATCCTTAGCCTTTCAGCTTCGGTGCCATTAAGGTCTGGTTTCGCTCCTTGAGGAGTTGGGCTTTGGTTGATATTTATATTCCCGTTTTTCTTTAAATGAGCCAACAATCTTTGAGATGCTGCTTCATTTGCTATTTTTGAAAAGATTTTTTCACGATTCTCTAGCAGATATTTATCTGCCATTATTTGTTGAACTTTTGGTTTACCATCCTCGGCGAACCATCTTTTCTCAAAATATGAGTCACTATCAAAATCTGTCAAATCATTCTTCATTGCCAATCTTTCATCTTCAGCTACATTAAATGAAATCGGTATTTCGACATCCTCGTCTTTTACCGAAACATTAAATCCACTAAAGGATTGGAAATCAGAATCAAGTGTTTTTTCATAAATCGACCTTGCTTGTTGCATAATCTCAAATTCCTCTTGAGATTCAGCTTCTCTTCCAGCCTCATTATAAATATCAGGTAACTTTATTTCACTTTTTAATTTTTCCAGCTCTGGTCTAATCACTTTCGCTTCAATCATCAACTTTCGTTCTGCGTAATCTACTTGCGATTGCCATGTTTTTACTTTCCCAGCATAATCCTCATCGGATTCATCATAACCTTGTTCAGGCTTTAAAGGTACGAAATGTTGGTCATAAAACAAAAGCTCAACATCATCTGCTGATAAGTCTTTGTATTTATTCTTAATATTCGTTTTAACAATTTCAGCAGCCAAGTCTGGCGTTAATTCTGAACTCGTTAATTTTTCTAACCTTTTTTGCTGATTTAAGATTTCATAAACATCATCAGCTTTGCCTTCTTTAATGGCATCAAATAACGACTTGCTTACATCATCTTTAAATTCAAAACTTGGTTGTTCTTTGAGTTTCTTAAACTCTTGTTCAGCTTGCTCTACGCTATCATAACCAAATCTTTCTTTTACAAATTGATTTGAGTCAAATGATTGAGTAGATACTGCTTGTTCCTCTACTTTTGTTTCCTCTTGTGGAGGAGGAGCTGCTTGTGCTGGCTCATTTGGTGCAGTAGGGGCTACTTCTACTTGCTGTTGCACTTGTGGTGCATTTTCATCCGAAAACGGATTGTAACCTTCTGCCAGCGTAATTGGCGCTGACATGTCTGTATTATCTGGCATAAATGCTTATTTGGTTTCTATTTTATTAGTCTATAACTATAGTACCACTATTGTTAATGGTAATTACATAATCAACTGTTGTATCAGTTAATAAATGTACGCCATACCAACTTGTCCCGTCACCGTAAATTGGCTGCTTTGACTTACTACTAGTAAATAATTTATTAGAAGTAGTTAGGGTTGATGTTGTAGCGTATACTACTTGTGTCCCTTGTGATGTTGCGACATAACCTGCTTCGCTTGCTGTTGGGTATGTATTTTTTGATAATACATATGCTATTAAATTTGCCATTTTTTATCTTTTTTAAATATTAAGGTGCTGCTGTTGTTGTGGTAGTAGGCGCTGCCGTTGTCGTTGTTGTTGTATTACCTTGTAATAACAAATATTTACCAATAATACCAAATTCAACAATACCAGCTGCCGCAATTGATGCAATATCTGTTTTGGTTGTTAAATTAACTCCTAAAACCGAAACCCAGTTAATTGGCACTTCTGGTGCAGGTGATAATTGCCCTGTAATAGAACCATCATCGTTAGTAGTACTAAAACTAACTGTTCCAGATGTACCTACAAATTGTACTACCGCAGAATCCCATCCAGATAAATCTTGGTAAAAATTATTATTAGCATTAAAAGAATCTGTTGCATCTACAACTGTGCTAATTTTTGAACTAAATTTTTGTAGTCTTATTAAAAGTTTACTTACCGTTGCCATTTTATTTATTTTTTATGTTATTTTATTGTTGTTGCATTTGTTGCTGTTCCATCATCATCTGCTCTTCTTCAGGTGAGCCTTGACCTTGTTCCATTTGTTGTTGCTGAATTTGCATTTGTTGTTGCTGCAGCGCTTCCTCCATTTGCTGATTATCAATAGCCAATGGTACTTCAATATTTTGCAACATTTCAGCTATTAAAGGCTTTAATTCTATTGGCATTGGGATACTAGCTTTAGCCAAATCAAACATACCTTGTATTATAATTTCTCTTTGCTTAGCTTGCGTTTGTTTATCTAACAAAGCGGCATCGCCTTGAGCCTTAGCTTGCATGCTAGATTGTTGAATCTGTGCATTTTGTTCGCTATTTGTTTGAGCTTTTTCTTGCTCTGTTTTTATATATCTTTTTTGAGCTTGTCTGAAGTATAGCTCAGCTAATGACACATTTTCTTTTGCAATTCTCATTGCTTTAAAAGGGTCTAAATATATAATCAATTGAGGGTTTGATGCAATAGCATTATTCATCATTGCTTGCAAATTTGCTATCTCCATTTCTGTCGGTAACATTTTAATTGTAGCAACAAAATTTCTATCCTTAACATCTTCTTGTTTTAATAAATCTCTATATTTTTTAGAGCCGTATGTTACGCTTTTATTCAATAAACAAGCTATTTTTTTACAGCTTTCTTCCATTACATAAATATATGCGTCATACATATATTCGGTTGCATTATTAGCTAAAACTCTTGAAGCTTCAATATTTGATGCAGCAACTCTTGGCTGTGCGGCTTGATTCATTAAATTAGGGTCTTCCCCTAGCTCATCTTTCAATACTTGATAATGAAATTGGTATAATTGAATTAAAGCTTGCAATTGAGGAGCAAATCCTGTATTAGCTAATTCTGTAATTGGTACTGGTATTCTATTACCCTCAGCATCTCTACCACGATAATAAAGCTTACCTGTTTGTTCCCATATTTTTTGAACTTCTAGTGGTTTAACAGAATCACCTAATCCTAAATCAAGCTCTTGCAATGCGTCAACATCGATTGAAGCACCAGCTGGCACCATCTTGGCTACCATTTGTTGTATCTTCAATCTAGCTAAAATCATCTGCTCGATAGGCTCTTCTATTTTTTCAGGTACAGCCACATTACGCATATCGTATGGGTCATACATATAAAAACTATATGAAAATTCTGCGTTCCCAATTTCTTTTGGGTCTTGAGGGCGAATCATATTTTTCTTAATTCCCCAATGAATCATTTTTTGGGTAACAGGACAATATACGCCTTCGTATATGTTCCATTTCTTTTCTTCTAAATACTCTTGATTTTCATCAATTTTTTCAGGCTTGCCTTTTCTTATAATAGTGCTACCGTTCTTTTTAGTTTTGGTAACAGTATATCCATCAGAATCTAATGTTTTAATTTCAAATTTCATCAAATCAATGTTCCATTCATCATAAGGTCTTAACCAAGAAACATTCCAATCTTGCATCCACTTAATCTTATCAGTTAATTGGTATTCCTTACATGACTGAGCTAACATAAATATATCTTCTTCAGATAATGTACCACCTGAAGCGATGCTATATCTAGCCCTTATTTCACTAATTTTCATAGACAAAATATGTCCACGATATGTTGTATCTCTAAAATCTGGAAAATCAGAATATGAATAAATTGCGTTTTCAGGACGAATCCATTGAACATGAACTTCTCCTTCTTCATCCATCCAAGTATATGTACACACTAATCCAACTTCTGCTGAATCATGTAATAGTCTTTGTTTTAAAACATCGTTCCAACCATTAGCTTCTAATACATTATTGCAACCAATGCTATATTGAATTTCTTCAGGTAAATGATTAAATTGTAAAATCCATTGGTCTAATTCATCTTTATCTTCAGCTACAAATTGGTCTTGTGGAATAATTTGAACTCCTGACTCTTCTTGTAATTGAGAAAGAACTTCTTTATTTTGATAAACAAATTCTGCTTCATCGGCTGCATCTTTTTTTAACATTGCTGATGCGCTATCTGTTGCAACAACTGCAACTTTTTCTTTTCTACTCATCCATGAACCAACCAATCTTGCAACAATTGTATTACCAATAATAATTGATTTCCAATTTATATTTACAAAGTTAGCTTTGCTATTCATTTCTAAACGGTCCATAAACACACTCATGTCTATTTTACCATTTGCAATTTGTCTATTTTTTCTAAATCTATTATTTCTTAACCAAAAATAAGTTTGGTTACCGTATATTGTAGAGTAGATGCTTTGCGCAACATTTTTACCGTACATGTAATCTTTCTTAGAAGATACATCGGTAGTAATTTGAAACTTTTTTAAAGCTTCTCCATTACTATTTGCTGCTGATATTGATAAAGGACTATCTGCCAATTGAGTGTATTTTGTGTCAAATATACTAAATATTAAGAATTTAGTAAAATTTTAATTAATTAAACACAGGAACATAACTTTTTACAAGCGCTTCTCTCTTGATTTGTTTTTGGACCGGTTCCATTAAACATACAATTAACATCAAAAAAGATACGGTAATATCATAGTCTGTTCTATTGTTTGGGTCGAATTTTTTTGCATCTTCTAACAAATTTTCAAAATCTATTGAATCAATATGTGATTCAAAATACATAATCCCCACATCGGTTTGCTTTGTCAAGCTAAACGGTGTAGTAGGAAATCCTTTGTGTCTATCAGCTGTTTCTCTTTTTGCAGGGTCAATTGTTGAAAGCGGGTATGAACCAAGATAACCAACTCTTCCTCTATCTCTAAAATAGGATAGGTAATCATCACTATTATGCTCATACCAAGCTTGATAGCCATAAAATTCAGCTGCTAAAAGAACTTGTTCATGTAAAGTTTCTTTTATTTGTGGTCTTCCGTAAAGATGACCAATTGCCTTCCCAGTATGTTCTGGATTTAATAAATCATACCTTCTGCCAATCCAAGCTGATGCTTTTGAGCCATACTTACCACCCTGACTATTACTATAACCATCAATTGCTATTGCGCCATCAGATACCCTAGCTGGCTTTTTAGTTTTTACATCGTAAGTATGCTTGTTTTCTTCGCCTGCTTGTGGGAACTGAGTTATAACCCAATGAAAATCCTCTTCTTTATCATTTATCTCTCGCCACCTAACTACTTGGTCAATATCTCTATAAAATATAACATGACGCTTGAGTTTAGGATTTTCTTTTAAATAAGACTCTCTTGCCCCAATATTCATTACATTAAAAATACACTTATCTGAATCTGTACTAAAAGCTTCGTCTATGGTTAGAGGCTCTTTTCTAATACGAGCAGATAATGCTCTTTGATTATTTTTTACTGTGTCCCTGTCGGCTAAAATTTGAGCCAAAGTTTTTTCTTCATCTGGATGCCCAAAATCGTCAAAATTTCTTGTACGCTTTGCAGACATGAAGAATCGATAAAGACCGCTAGAAGTAGTTCCATTATCTTGTCGTTTTTCTTGATTACTTTCTTCCCATAATAATTTAAAGGCATCTTGAACACCATCTTTTTCAGTTGTAAGCTTCTCTACTGTGGTAGTATATAATGCTTTACCAATAATTTGTCCCTCATCATCTAACAAACAATAACGCACAACCTCATGTCTGTCATATACATTAACCTCTGTGGTTTTACCGCACTCGTCTGCTACATATCTATGGAGTTTTTGTCCATCATAGGCAACAGTATCTGCTGATTGGTGGTCAATAACTGAACCTAATTCATCTTTATCTACATTTTCCTCTGCCTTTTTACCCCTTACGTTTGTCTTTTGGAATCGCATCTCAGACTTTGGATTTACCCCCAAAGACATATCATATTCTGGTCTAAAAAACTTGGGGAGTCGCCTAAATGGATTTACCACTGTCTTAGCGAAGAATTTTTTAGCATCAGAGCCTGTTTTAGACTGAATACCGCCGTTTGTCATCTTTGTCCTTGTAGTGTATTCAGTTACAAATAAACCAGCTACAAATGACTTACCAAATCTTCTTTTTGTTACCTCAAGCATCCCCATACATAACGGGTCTTGAATACAATATTCCATAAAATAGAACTTCTCTAAATCTGGTATCCTAAACTTTGGATAACCAATATCAATTGACCACCATTGCAAGTATAAATAGTGTAAACCAGTCAAATAAGTAGGCACCCCATTATTCATGTACCAAAATCCATTCAATCTTCTATCCCACTCTTGCCTTTTAAATTCTTCTAATTTTTCATCGTAAAATTCAAGCTCATCGTCTTTTTTCTTTTTATCAAACTCATCCCACTTCTTCATTGTGTCAGCATACCAACTTGGCATCGGTATTCTTTTCCAATATTGCTCGCCTATATTTTTATCTCTCTCGTAAACACCCCTAAATTCTAATTGTTTGGTAATTATATTATAAACATACCCATCTGGAGGAAGATTACACTTCAATCCTTGGATATCTACTATAGTTCCACCATCAATTTTTTCGTACATAATTATATTCTTTTACCAGCCAACTCGCCAACGGCATCAGCCATATTCTCTGGAGAAAATGGTTTTTTATTAACTTGAACTACCTCTTTTTTATCAGTTACTTCTTGATTTATTCCAGCTAATACTTCTAATGCCTTTATTGAAGCAGAAATTGTTCCCGCATCCACCCATATTTTTTGCAATCTCTCAAAAGTCTTAATCTTAGGGTCGTCAATATCAATAGCTGTAAGACTAGTTTTGTTCAATAACTCAGCCATCTCATTAGCCTTTCTATTTAAGGCATGATATAGCTTACCAATACCATCTTGCTCGTAATAAGCATTTCTGCCTTGTAAATATGCAATTTGCTTTTCTAAATCCTTTATTTTATCTAATTCTACAGACATTCTAATTCTTTTAATTGTTTTGCATCTGATTTGCTATACCCCACCCATAAATCACCACTCTCAACCAATGCTGTCATATTATCGTTTATGGCTATAATCTCATTTCTATCGTTACCGTCTGGATAATATCTTAATCTAATAATTCTTCCTTCTGTTCCATCGTCATTTTGATATATAATCTCATAATCACTTGAAATTACGGTATTAACTGCTCTACCCTTCAACTCACCGCTAGTTATGTATAGTTTATTATTCATTACTTCTGGCTCAATGCCCTCAAGCATCCCGTTATATGGTTTAAATATTCTTAGTGCTGTAACAAAATTATTTAAAGCGTTCCATATGGAACCTTTTGTTTCTCTCCACATAAAACATTCTTCGATTGGTATTGAGAAATATTGAATATCTGAAGAAGCTTCAGTAGTAGGTCTTTGATAATTAAAAATCTTATAAGTATCATGAGTAGCATTATGATGGATAAGAATTTCAGCTCCTGTAGGAATGTCTTTAGCATCAACAACCTCAGCATTAACCGGTTTAACATATCGCATATTAAAATTGTCATATACTCTTTCTAGTTTAATTTTTGTACCATCTTTAAACGTATGGCTATTTTTACTTTCTAAATCAACCTTAATGATTACTCTATTACTTGGAGCTTTCAATTTCATAGTTTAATTAATTTAATACAAATGTAGTGCTAATTTAATTAATTTAATATTTTTTCAAAAATAAATTCCTAATAATTGCTTATATTTGTTGAAACAATTTTAAAACAAAAAATAAAAACCAAAAAAAATGGCAAATCATTTATTAGTTTATGTTTATCGTAGAAATCAATACGATTTAACAAACGCAAACGGAACACCTGCGCTTAATGGTGTACAATTTTCATTACCTACGGAAAACTTGCAATTACAACCAACTACTGTAGTAGCAAACGGAGTACAAATGAATTCATTAATTCTTTTGTATCCTAGTGGTCTTAACCAACCAGCTGAGAAGTTATATAGTAATGCAACTGTGGCTGCTCTAATTACTGCAATCAATGGCGGTGGCGCACAAACTACCACAACAACTGCAACACCTACAACAACTACTACAACAACTGCAGCTCCTACAACTACAACTACAACTGCAGCTTAATTTAAAAAACAATTTAAAAAAATAATAAAATGGCAACAATAGTATCAATTACAGCATATCAAAGAAATCAATATGCTTTATTAAACCCTAACGGGACTCCAGCAACATCTGGTATTTCTTACGGATTCCCAGTAACTGCATTTGCAGCTTACCCAGCTCCTGCTAATTTTGTAGCTAACGGAGTAACTATGAATTCAATAGTCGAAGTAGCACCTACTGGTTTAAACCAAGTACCCGTATTATTTTATACGACTTCTACTGTAGCACAGATTAATTCTGCAGCAAACGCTTAATGAATTAGCCCCTCTTTTAATTTTGAGGGGCTTTTTTATTTTCTTTATGTACCGTTTTTAGGTTCTTGTAGATTCTTTCTGAGTCTTCAATTTTACCATTAGCGGCGGCAATTGCAATTGCTAACCTTCTTAGTTTTTTTGCGGCTTTATTATTCATATATTTATTTTACCTTCCTTGTCCTCGATATTGTTTCGGACGAGGAGAATGTTTGTTATAAGATTTTTTAGCTCTCCCTGATTTTTTTGTTCCAAACGTAATTTTGGATGAATTTGTAAGTTTTGCCATTATTTATTTTTTGGTTTGAAAATAATTTTTATCAATTTCTCCTCCATCCATTTTGTTGGGGTAGACCAATATATCATCGTCATAGAAGTTCCTGACCATGCCGTTGTGGTATAATATGACTTTCCAAACAGTGTTTGTGTCGCTTCCGTAATCGAGCCATGCGATTGCTTTTCCATATCCTAAAGGGGTTTCTACGTCAATAGTATTTTTTAATTCGTGAATATACATTAAATTTGGTTTTCATCTGTTTTATTACTTGATAATAATTGTAAACTTGTAACTCTAGCGTGAAGCTGTGCCACTGTTTCCTTTGTTTTATCATTAAGATATGTTTTTGCCTCTGGTTTTCCTTCCATGTAAATCAAAGTACCCTTTTTAAGATAGTTAGCTACATTGGTTTTATCAGTCCAGTAAGCGCAAGAAACCCAAGTTGTTTTATCTACCTCTTGTCCTTGTTGGTTTTTAAACTTTTCGCTGTAAGCCATTGAAAAATTAATTACTGTTTTTTCATTTACATTGTTTACTGTTGCATCTTGTCCTAATCTTCCGATTACTGAAATTCTAATCATTGTGTTTTGTTTTATTATTAAAAATTAATTTCTGTTCCATTGTCATCTTTGTATGGCACCCAATTATCAAATGTTTTTTGGACTGATGCATCGGGTCTTAAAATTATATTCTTATCGTTTATAATTTTTTGTAACGAATCTAATCCATTAAATAAAAATCTTCTTGTTTGAAAATACATTTGAAATAAAATAAATCCTTTTTTACCAACAATCTTTTGTCTTCTAATCTTTTTACTATGAAACTCACAAGATGGATTACTAGGGTCTGTTTGAGCAAAGGGTCTATGATATACGAGAATATTATCAAGCTTATTATTCCACATTGCGCCATCAGTTAAATCAAATACATCAGGACAAGGATAGTTACCATCAGATGCTTTTATCATTTTAACGGGATGAGCAATAATCCAAAAGAAAATATTATTTATCTGCGCAAATCTTGAGAATACAGACAATACCCATTCAAGATATTTATCACTTCTTGAAAATTTTTGATATTCGTTTGTCAATTGGTTGAAAGGGTCAATATCTACGCCATCAACATTCTCTTTCACAATTAACTCTAAGAATACTTCCATCACATATTGTGGAGTAGGCGAAACATCTTTAGGATAAACATAAAATATATGCTTGCATACTAAATCATAAACATATTCGTAAACTTGTTTAGATGGTCTATGTGGATTTGCAGGACTACAATCACATCCTAAAATAATCTCTACAAAATCATGGTAGTATTCTTCTGGTGGGTTATCTTCTGGTGAAAATGTAGCAAACTTTTCTCCGTATAACATTATGCGCATAGCTTGGTACCATTTTTTAAACGAAGATTTACCATAGTTACCAATACCAGTAAGAACTGTAATCTCACCTCTCTTTGGTTTAAATTTATCATCTAAATCGGGTACACCAATACCATCTACTTTAGCATATCCTTCATCATATATTCTTAAAGCTTGTTCTTTTACATCAATTCCGTAAATAACATCTTTTAATTTTAAGCCTTCATCAAATACGGCTTTCTCTACCTCTATTTCTTTCCTAGAAACCTTATCAACTAATACTTCTTTATCAAATGATGCACTTCCAAAGTTTTTTGAATTTGCCTTATATGCAGAACGTATTGCTCTATCTGCTTCATTCTTTGTAAACTCAGAATTAGTGATAAATTCCATATGAATCATAGAATTAGCTGCCGTTTCATTAATACCAAAACGACAACAAGCCGATGCTAACTTAAATATAAAATTATTCCTTTCTCCCGTAACAAAAGCCTCGTTTTTATTAGACAACCAAGTCAAAACGTTCTTAAATATCTTTTGGTCATCATCGTTTTTCTCATAAACCACAACCTTTTCAGTTTTTTTAATCTTCTTGAAAACTTCAGCCTTGTCGTTTATGTAAATTTCCGGGTCGTAACTCTCATAACATACTCTGCTTTGGTTAATTCCGCTTCGGTCAATTTCTGGAAACACTTCTTGTAATGCTTGGAAATGTTCTCTATGCTTTTCACCATTTGCTACTTTTACCAAAGCTTTTAATCCGTTACCAGATGGGCTAATCCAACAAGCGTAAACAAATGGATGTGAAATAATCTCATTTTGCTTATCTCTAAGCTCAAATACATTGTCAAAATCCAAAACTATGTACCCACTATGCTTAATTAACTGAGCATCAGTTCTATCGGGGCCAAATTTACCACTAAAACATACCGAAGGAAGGTTCAGTTTTATCTTATTTGCTTTTTCTTTATCAATTGTTCCTCTAATTTCGAATACGGTAGATTTACTTTTACCTTCTTGTATTCTTTTTAACGCTGCTTCAACAGAAATGTAATTTGGTTCCTTAGAAAAGATATTTTTAAAAATTGTTATCATTATTCAGAAATTGGTTTAAAGGCGTTTCTAGCGGTTTCTAATTCATTTTGATACTTCCCTCCACTTTTATTAGAAAGTGTCTGCATAGGTCTTAAATGTGGTATAGTGTTGCGAATTTTAGACTTCCATATCTTTATTATGTTATTATGACCATCTTTCCACCCATTTTCGACCCAAGACTCGTATTTTGATTTTAACGAGTATTCGTACAAATTGAAATTCATATTGTTCTTTACCATATCCTCCTTGCAAAAAGACAAAAACTCCTCTATACTTGGTATAGTTTCTTTTACTTTACTTTTATTTACTTTACTTTGCGGTTTTTCTGCCACAGAAACTCCGTTACTAACGGTATTACTGCTAACAAATTTACCGTTCACACGCTGTTGTTTCTTACTATTATCCTTACTGCGACCTCTTTTTTCGTAAACAGGTACTAGTCTTTCATCAAGCGATTCTGAGTTAATAAAGCCATTATTTAGGAATAACATCTCCAACTTAATGCAGTAATCCAGTACATCCCGTATTTCTGTGGCAGAAACTCCAAAATCACCAGCCATTAATTCAAATTCTACATCTGAATATTCTAAAACATTACCATCTATGCCTGTTAAATACTCTAAAGTCATAGACCATATAGCATAGCCGGTAACTCCAAACTTTGTACGGATAGCTTTAACCTTTCTATGGTTTCGCATATCTCTATCGTGAGGGAAATAATCACAGTAATTCTTTATTGGGCGAGCCATTAGAATTTATTTAATCGTTAATAAAATCGGTTTTCAACGCCTCGTTAATACGAGTTATTTCTGCATCGGTAAATAATAATTTACCTTGCATCTTTCGTGATAATTCCGATTCTGGTATCTTTGCATTAAGCGATAACCACCTTTGTGTACGCCCATCTAAAGACTCTTTGATTCTCTCGTGTAGTCTTAATTCAGTTTTGATTTCCATAAATTTGTTTTGATTATTGGAGAACAAAAATAGTGTTATTTTTTATATTCCCAAATATTTTTAACTTTTTTTTAAAATTATTTTGTAGTTCAATTAATTTAATTAAATTTGCAAATGGAAAACAAAGAATTAATATACGAAATGGCTAAGAGATTAGATTTAGTTATTGAGTTTTGGAAAGAAGAAAAATATATTGGGAAATATAGATTTATAAATAATAAACTACACAAATGGAAAGATGGATAACCGAAGATGAAATAATGCACAGGATTAAAAATCATCCTGACTTAACTAAAGATGATAAAGAAGATTTTTACTTTGACATACAAATGTTATACATTGGTAAAAAAGGTCAAGAAAAATTAGATAAAGTAGTAATTAAAAATCAAGAAAGAAATAAAATAAAAAAAGATGGCATACAATAGTACAATAATAACAAAGAAAAAGCGTTGTGTTAATTGTGGCAATATTGATTATTGGTTTTCCAAAAAGATGTGTAAACAATGCGCCACAGTACATTCTACGCAAAAAAGAATGGAAGAATTTGAAGATGATACAGAAAGTTTTCAGAATCTTATTCAAGACCTTGACCATGTATTTAGTCAATACATTAGAAATAGATATGCAGATAAAACAGGTACCGTTGAATGTTATACTTGTGGTAAAAAACATACAATTGCAGAAATACAATGCGGTCATTTTATGGGTAGGTCAAATTTAAGCACTAGATGGATGGAACAAAATTGCAGACCACAATGTATGGAATGTAATTACTTTAAAACTGGTAATATAGAAGAGTTTGAATACAAATTACACGAAGAAAATAATGCTATAGTTGAATATTTAAGAGAAACAGCTAGGCAAACAGCAAAACCTACAAAAGATGAGCTAAAAGGCTTAATCCTAGAATACAGGGCAAAGCTAAACTTGGTAAAAAAGAAATTTATTGAAAAATAATTTATATTTTTACGGTGGTTATCATAGTTTGTAGATTTAGTAGTTTAGCCCCATGTTTTAGAATGACATGGGGTTTTTTATCGTTCATAAATGAGCCGATTGTCGCTCAAATACGGCTCAAAGTTGTTTTATTAGGTAACTTTTGTGAACGATAAGTTCTCTAATAGCGAACTTTAACCATTTTGGTAACGTAACCAAAATGGTAACATCTGCATGAATTTTTCTGAATATTCATGCATAATGTGTCAAATAGTTAGGGTTCAATATGTAAAATATTGTAACATAATTAGGGTAGATATGTCACTGATTTTTAAATAATTGTGACATAATTTGTTAATTGTCAGTAGTTATACTACGCAAATGTTCACATTTTTAAACCTTTCACCCAAAGTAAAGCTAGGGATTGACCAGACCGCCCCTTGTCGTAAAGCTATAACTTGACTAAATGACAAAAAAAGGCTCCCAAGTAGAAACTTAGGAGCGATACCAGTTAAACCTTTAACTATGTCTTATGCGGATACAAATATATACAAAAATTTAATTAAATTTATTTTTTTAATTAAATTAATTAAATTAATTTTGTTCCAAAACACACAACATGGCAAGAAGCATTTCCCCCGATTCAGTTTCCAGTAAGGTTGCTGATTTAACATTAGGCGAACATCTTAGATTAGATAACCCATATACTTCCGTAATGGTTATGGTATCCAATTTAAAGAAAAAAGATGCTCACAAAGATAAATTATTTAAGATTAAAGCTACTGACAACACTACTACTGTAACCAGAATAAAATAAACCAATATTATGCATATACAAACGATTAACTACACTAGAACATTTAACTTAGGAAACTATTCTTCTGAAAAAATTGGCGTTGAATTTGCTCTCAATGAGGGTGAATCTGCTACTAAAGCCCTTGACTATGCAAGAGAGCTTGTGGAAGAGTATCACAAGCAAAATGTAATTAAATTAAAGGATTTAAATGAATTTTACCAAGAGATACCTGATGAAATTATTCCTACTCAATCTAAAAAATCTTTAGCTGAAAAAACAATAGAGTTTATAAATGCCTGCAATACTAAAGAAGAGTTAAGAGCTTGGGAATTAATGGCTAAAAATAATCCAGAGGTATTGGAATCTTATAATGCTAAACATAAATCTTTATAACTATGAATTGGAATGAAACACTAATCAGAGCAAGCTCTGTAGGATATATAATGACCGAACCAGTAACCAAAGCGGACAAAGAAGCTGGGTTGCTTTCTAAGACCGCACAAAGACATTTGCTTGATGTTTATATTTCTAATAAGTATAATAGGAGTAAAGATATTCAAACAAAGCAAATGAAAAAAGGAATTGAAGTAGAGCAAGAATCGATTGATTTATTGTCTATGTTCTTAAAAAAACCTTTTGCTAAAAATACGGAAAGATTTTTAAATAAATACATAACAGGGTTACCAGATATTATTGATGATGGAATTATTGATATTAAATCTAGCTATGACCTATGGACATTCTTAGGTAATATCCCAGATAAACTTGATAATTTATACTATTGGCAAATGATGTCATATATGTGGCTTACGGGTAAAACCAAAGCTACCATTGCTTATTGCCTTGTAAATACACCAGATAATATTATCCAACAAGAGAAGTATTATTTACTAAAAAAGCTAGATGTAATTTCAGAAGAAAGCCCAGAGTTTGTAAGAGAAGCTATGAAGTTAGAATTAAACATGAAGTTTGATGATATAGCTATGGAAGAAAGAATACTTATGTTTGAAGTTAATAGAAACGAAGATGATATTTTACGCATTGAGCAAAAAGTAGAAAAAGCAAGAGAATTTTTACAAGATATTGAAAACACCCACAAAAACTTTAATAATGGCAAAATCTAAAAAAGAAAAACAATTAAACCTTCCGCAAAATGCAGAACCATTAAACGGATGCGATTTCTGTATGCAATTTGATTATGATGAACCTCATGTAATTGGCGCAAGTGAAGATGCTGATGGAGTTTTAGAATTAATAATAAAATCTTATCTAGATGCAGGTTTAACTTTTGTATGCCCAACTACACAAAAGAAATTAAGAATATATGCTAGACCATTATCAGATAAAGGAAAAGAAATTCTAAATCAACAAAAGGAAGTTAAAATTTAACAAATGAAATACTCTTCAAGTTTTACCCATGATTTAAATTTTGGAGAAATAGCAGAAAATTGGCTTAATATTTTATTTAAAGATGGTAAGCTTATTGAAGTTAAAAGTGATAGGCTTATCCATAAAACTGGTAATTTATTTATTGAATATAAGTCAAGAGATAAACCAAGCGGATTAGCTACTACTACAGCTAATTATTGGATATACAGAATGGATATGATTGATACTGCTATTATATTGCCAACCGAATTATTAAAAAAAGTATGTAGAGTATATTATAAAAATAACGAATTTAAAATAAAAGGAGGAGATAATAATACTTCTGATGGGCTTTTAATACCACTAATAAGATTGCTAAAAGATTTAGCATTATTAAGTCAAAACGATGAAAACACTATCTAAGATTTTTTATGAGTATTAGCAAACTTGCGAGCAGCTTCAACGCTACCAAAACCCCAAGCTTTTAATGCTAATGCTTTCCTTGTTGGTTCGCCATTAGGTTTTTTCATAGCTCCAAGCATACCAGCAAAGCGAGCTGCAAAAGAAACTCTACGAGGATTAACACCAGACTTAACCGGAGCTTTTAAATTGCCACCAGTTTCTGCATTATAAGACGCACGACCTTTAGCGTTTAACCCACCTTTTTCGTTTTTGCCTTCTTTACGTTGCCAAGCTCCAGCCATAACTATTTCTTTTCTTCTGATTTAATTTTCTTTTCTTGCTTTAACATTTCGGCAGTTGGTTTTTTACCACTTCCTTTGTTAGCACGAATATTGTCCCATAAACCGCGTGGAGAATACGAGCCATCTGCTCGCTTCATCATTTTTAATTTACTTTTCATACCACTAAGATACGAATTATTTCCAATTCTCAGACTTCCATATAGACAAATCTAGACCTTTTAAATTTTCAGGGGGCGTTGGTAGGTAATTAGCTATTTCCTCCAAATTTGGGGCAGCTGTGTCGTAAGGAGGCATATTCTTAAAAGGAGCGCCTCTTTTAATTTGCTTTTCGCCATAATTATCCATTAAATAATTTAACACAGATTGCGCCGATGTCAAATTCTGCTCTTTTTGAATCATATTCAACTTATTTAAGTCAAATCTAACCCCAATTGGTTTGCTTTTTGCCATATAAATATTTTGTAGCTACAAAGATAGGACAAATTTACCAATGTAGCTACAATAATTAAGTTAACTTCCTTACCTATCCCCCCCCCTATCCCACCCATAACAAGCTACAAACAAACCTACCCAAACCACCTACCAAACCAATGCAAGTGCAAGACCATACCAACCAAACCACAACCCCACCAAACCCACAGCAGTAAAGGGATAGCAAGGAACAAGACAACCAACCAAAAAGCAAGGGTACAGGGTGCAAGATAACCGCAACCCCAAAAAACGCCACCCCAAAAATATATAAGGGGTACCCTCAAAGAGATATTGATGTAGAACTTTTCGGAATTATTTTTAATATATTTTGGTCATGGTGGAAAAAATATTTCGTATATTTGGTAAAATTATCTTTATGTACAAGAACATGATGGATTCAATGAAAAAGCCAGTTACAATGGAATCAAAGATGGCAAAGAAAAGCGCACCAAAGGCTGGTTTAAAAGGCAATCAAAGTAAGTTAGACGCCAATAAAAATGGCAAGATAGACTCAGAAGATTTTAAAATGCTAAGAAAAAAATAAAGATATGTTATTAGAACAAATTACTACAGACTACGATACACAAGAACCAGCCCCAAAAGGCATGGTAAGAACCGAAATGGGACGCTTAGTTAAGAAAGCTGACCAAGATGCCTTTGAAAAGAAAAGTAGAGCCGCAATGCAAGCGCAATTCAAAAGCAGAGGTGCTTCATCTTTAAAAGAAAAGAAAGTCGGATATGCTTTAAAAGCAATGAAAAAGAAAAAATAATTATCCAATAGGAACAAGATGGTTCGGTTGATGTTTTCTCGTTTGACTTAGCCTCCCTTAAAAAAGGAGGTTTTTTTATGTACAGAAAGTTGTACAATGTTATAACATAATGTATCTTGCATCAAAATGAATCATAATGAAACGTACAACAATTTATCTAACTCCAGAAGTTCATGAGAAACTTATAAAACTGGCAGACAAAAAAAGATGGTCGGTAACTAAGACAGTAGAATTTATTCTGTTAAAAACTTTAAAAGATAAAACTAATGTCAAAGAAAGTAATACTTAACATAACACCCCAGACCCATGTTAGGGCAACTCAGGGTGACTCCATCTTCTTCAGGATACCCAGAGAAAAATTACGTCCCGCCGGCCTAAGCAGATTACTGCGTTTAGAGAAATATAATAAGTATAAAGTCGATTTATGCGCAGAAGCCAAATCTAAGCAATTCGTCCTTCCCCCAGTAGGAGCCTCCATTACTTTCTTTCTTCCAGTCCCACCCTCTTGGTCAAAGAAGAAAAAAAAATTACACCATGGGCGATTCCACCAATCCAAACCTGACATCGATAATCTCCAGAAAGCTTTCCTAGATTCCCTGATGGCAGAAGACAAACAAGTAGCTCACCTCGAAGTACAAAAGCGATGGGTAGACTTTGAAATAGGATGGATTGAGATTTCCTACAAAGCCTACGAAGAAGTACTTGCTCTCCCCTCCCCCAAATAAGATTCCGCCAAAGACTCCGCGTCTATGAGTATTATATACACACATTCTCTATTTAACATAATATTTATTATAAGATTAGTTATTTTAGATACTCTAGCTAACCTGCAAAATTTAATTAATTAAATTTTGCAGGTTAGCTAGAG